TTACCCACGCCACCCACGGCCGCCAAAATGCCTGGTTTACCAAGTGGGATAAAAGAATCTACAAGCCATTCTACTGGATCTGGCTTATCAACTAAGTTTCTTATAGCATAACGTTTGATACCTAGTTTATGATCTATGATCTCATTACTTACGCGCTCCAGACCATGTTTTAAATACAAATCATTGTAATCGCCAACCTCACTAGGCAAACGCACGGCACAATTACTTATTGCCGTAGCACATTCTTGGGCCTTTTTATCCCCAACTCCGCTTTCATCATGGTCTAATGCTAGAATAAAACGAGTGCCTGTAGCTATACTTCTCAATTTAGTGGCCGCATCAAACAAGAAGTTTGCACTAAATACGCAAGCTACAGGCAAATTTGTAGCCTCATAGATCGTTGCAGATGTTGAGTAACCCTCTGCTAAAACTAATTTTTCACATTTTGGTAAATCTTTAAATGTCGTACCAATTAAAAATACATTACCTTTGATTTCTGACGCGGTAACAAACTTTTTTCTGCCCTTTTTATCAATATACTGTAGAGATCGTAAGTTGCCTGATGTAGAATAAACAGGAACAATTAAGTTTCCATTTAATTGTTTCAACCCATAACTTTTAACTTTTTTATTTGTGAGATACTCATGCTTGCTAACGCTTTTACATATATCAAATCTTTGCTTTACCTCAACAGCTACTTCATCTTGTCGCAGTTTCCTTTGCTCGTTAGCTTTGCGCGTAGTTTCTTGCATTTGTTCGTGTAATGCTTGTCTATCTACTGCGGGCAGAGTATTAGTATCTATAGAACTCCATTTGCCTTCAAACCCATTACGCCAGTTGCCAAAAGTTGCAAAGTAGTGATCGCCTAATTGGTTTACAACATAATAACCAGACTTTTGACCGCCTGTATCTGGTTTTGTGCCGTTTGCTTTGACAGGCACACGCACGATCTCGCCAGTTATTTCTAAATAGTCAACGCACAACCCATGCGATTGCATTTCGGAAACTAAATCATTTGTATTTTTGCCTTTGCTAAATCCTAAATCATTTAGTATTACTTTCTTTTTGAAGTATTTTGTTAGATCCATTCGCGGCTCTCTCGTCATCTAACTGGGCTTGTTTGTTAGCCCAATTTAAGTAATGTCTAACAATTGATGTAAAAACTTTTTTCCTATTTTCTCTTTGCCATTCATGTAATGGTTTATGTTTCTCACTCTTTGTTAAACTCGTATAAGTTTCTTTTGTTTGTGCAATAGCATATTCAATACCTAAATCATTTAGTTGTGCTTTGTTTGGTAATCTCTCACCCTTACCAATTTTTTTTAAATGTTCCATACTGCACGCTCCAAGCCAATATTCATTGTCTTTGTATAAAAATGGGCCAGCTGGTGCTTTGCAATAAGCACACAGCGTTGGCCTTTTGTTGTTACTAAAAAGGAATGTCGTCATCATCAGACGGGCTTGATTCTACCGCGTCTAAATCTTTTTGACTTGGCGATACTTGTATATCAGCAGTATCATCTTTTGTTTTTGATACAGCTTGCCAAGTATTACCAAAATCTTCATCAATAACTAAATAACCATTTTCATCTTTTTTTAATGAAGCAGATACACTTTTACCCATAAACGCAGTAGTAGTATCTTTTGGCGGTTCTTTTAAACCCATAGCTTGTGCCATTAATAACATTGATTTGACACCAATGTCAGCATATTTAGGATTGTCATGTGCAACTGTAAATGTATGGTTAATTTTAATACCATGTCCGTCAACCTCAAAATACATTTTGCAAGCACGCCAACCATTCTTACCTTCAATTAAATCTTCATCTTCACCCACCCAGTTTAAAACATGTCTGCCAGGCTCAACACTTGATCTGCTTTCAGTATTAACATCATAATTAGTTAGATCCATTTCTTTTCTCCTTATTTATATCCAACATTTATATCCAGGACACTTGTCCTCTTCTGCGCCACAATATTTACAATAACCATCTTCATACTGTTCTTCATCAACTTCATCACGATTGTTGTAACTTATTGATTTGCGGGTATTTTCAATATTTTCTGGCTCTAATGCGTAATGTAAACGCATATACAAAGGCATAAAATTTTTCATTTAATCATAGCCTCTCTAATAGTTTTCCATTCAAAAGGCATTTCTGGATCAAGTGAAAATCTATTTTTTGCTTGAAAACCAGGACCAGCTTCAGTAAATATTGTTCTGTCGCCTTGTTTCATTTTGGTTGTCATGTTGCCACCCTTACCTTTGACTTGGATAGTGCCTATCTTGTAATTAGCAAACAACACACAATCGCTGTGTTCTATTACTAGATCGGCTGCTTTTCTGTGTAGTTTTATTTGGTGGCGATCATGCGGTTCATTACTTGGATCTTCATATCTTCGTATCTCGTTGTGCGCTATCTGTAAGATCGTAAAACCTTTCTTACGCAACTGATTAATAAGACCAAGGTAATCCTTCCAAGTTTCCAAAGCAACAGCGTAGCCTTTACCATAAGCGGGACTGCTTATCTCAGGCCAACCATTCTCTTGGCATACATGCTCTTGTAGTAAAGTTTCAAGCCAATCTAAACTATCTATAACGACAGTTTTGTATTCGCTTTTCTCTTCTATTAAAGATTTAAGATTGCCTTCAAACTCTTCATAGCTTTGTGCTACAGGAAAGTGAGGACATTCTATCTTACCAATACCATCTTCTGTCTGCACAATGATAGGTTTGTTCATTGACGCACCAAAAGATGTTTTACCGATACCGCCTGGACCATACAAAGTAATGATAGGCGGTTTGAGTTGTGCTTTTGTTCTAATATTAGCTAACGACATTAGATTCCTCTTTTTTGTCAGCTTCTAATATAGTTTTCATTCGCACTTCATATTGTGCAAGAATAATCATTAGATCATCCCTGTTATTGTCAACCATAGCTAACGCTTGTTTTTTTTCCTGCCAACGAGCAAACAAAACCTTTGCTTCGTTTGGCATTTCATCAACAACATACTCAGGGCCGTCCCCAAATTGTATTGTGTTTTTTGGTGCTTCTGGCACATCTTGTTGTGTATTATCTTTTTTAGACATTTACATTCTCCCTTTTTTTTGAGTTATAAGTATTACATATACTTTTAGCATTACACCAGCGACAGCCAGCTTCACTATAATTATATGTAGGTATTTCTTCAAAACATGCCTCTGCGGCTGGCTTTAAAGTTTCATAGCCCCATTCAACCAAGTTAATGGCTGATATGTAGTATGATCGGATATGGCCGTCTTTGTGCCAACCTCTTGGCTGCACAATGGTCATTTGAACTTGTGTATCTTCGTTACCATAACGAGATAATGCACCTAAAGCATAAATGCGTAACTGTGGATTGTCAGGCTCAACAGCCCATTTACCAGATTTTAAATCAACTATTTCTAGATGGTTTTTACTTAATAATATAGCGTCAGCCGTTCCCCATAACTCATTGTGTATCTCTGGCATATTTACTTTTTCTTCAATAAGTGGTCTGGCTATATCAAGATCGTGCATACGCTTATCAATATATTCTACATAAACTTTTGCACAATCAACCATGTCTTGATCTACTGTAATATCAAAATCCTCAACATGATGTGTGCTACCAAGATAGTATTCTTCAAGCGTCAAATTTTGTAATCTCCCTTTTAATAATGTTTCTACCATTTCGTGTATCAATGTACCCGTTGCGGCTGGCACGCCTACCTTGTATTCTACTTGTTGCGCAAGTTTTGGCATCCCTGGACAGGACATCCAAATCTTTGCTGCACTAGGACTTAGTAATGCGTGAGCCATTTATGGATCTATAAGATTCTTGTTCCATTCTGACAACATCTTTGAGATCATATCTTATCTTACCACCTATTTTAAAATAGTTTGGTCCTTGTCCTCTTTGTCGTCTATTGTCTATAGATTTTTTTGTTACGCCCCAGCGCTCAGCTAGTTCGTTTGCGTCTATAGTCTTGGAAATGTCAAAAGTAATTTTGTCATCAGATTCAAATATTTCCATAATTTTCCCTTTTTTTATATATAAGTGTTAATATAGCATAATATTACTTAAAGTGGAGAAAAAATATGAAAAAAAATAACATTGATGAATGGGATCAATCAATAGATAGACTGGCAACCAACAACCAAGTTGACGGCGACCATTACAAACAGCATAGCATACAACCAATAGAATATATATATGCAAATAAACTAAGTTATAACTTAGGCAGTACACTTAAATACATAACCAGAAACAAAGGCGGTAAAGAAGATAGAATAAAAGACCTTATGAAGGCCAAACACTTTATTGATCTTGAATTAGAAATGGTTTACGGCGTGGATCAAGAAGGCGAGAACATAG